CACAACCTCTTACTGCTGTTTCAACATTAGCAAGATCTTCTCTTAATAATTCTTCAATTTCACTATCAGTAATAAATCCACTTGCGAAACGACCGGAAGCTCTATCTGCTTCTGTTATTAAATGACCCACACCGATAGTTGGCAGCCCGGCCGCATCAAGATAGATCCGATTTTCAAAACCTTCAAATTTTGTGATCATGTCTAGCCCAGTTTGACTTACCGCTAGAGTTGCTATTGGACTTAAATCACCTGCCAGAACATTTGCTACTTGAATATATTCTGGTAATCCAGCAACATTAAATCTCTGTCCTATAAGTCTTATTGCATCGGGCAGAACTATATCGTTTGGTATTAATTGACCTAGTATGGAAGCACCCGACAGTATTGAAGAGTCACGCGAACTTTCAACAATTTTGCGATTTACGCCCTGTGTAGAAACATTATGATCAATCCAAGGTTCGTGCTGTGGAACACGAGACGTAATATTAGATCCGTCGGGATATGCAGCACCGGATTCCCATCTTCCGGAATCGGTTGCTTCGGGTGGTTGACTTGGACCTGCTACTTCATATGAGGTAGGTGTTGATGGTGCGTCAGCTTGTGGGCCTTGGCCGCTATTCATAAAAACATTTTTAGCCTGTTCTTTTAAATCACCGACGGCAGTAATTCCGATTTCGGAACCAGAATTGATAGCGTAATCTCCGGCAGATTTTGAACTAATTTTTGCTTGACTTTCTGTGCTAATATTTCCTTGTACTAAAGTATCAAAATTCTGCCCAGCAAGTATTCTAATATTCTTTCCAGCAACTATATTAACATCTCTTTGTGCCTGTATGTTAATATCTTTTAATCCGGTCTTAAGATTTATATCTCCTCTCTCAGCATGAATAGAAATATTTCCGGATGTGTAAATATCAAAATTTCCATCTCCTTTGTCACTAAGTTCTAACCATGTTCTTCCATCACGACTAATTGCATAAACAAATCCGTCTGTTTGATCAATTAGTAGTTGTGCGCCTCCTCTAGTTCGTAGTCTAATAAATTCACGGGGTTGAACTGGAGGACTTTGTGGATCAGAACTAGGAGGTTCACCATCATCCATAACAAAATGGTTTCCATTAGGAGTTAATATTCCAAAGACTTGGCTGGGTGATTCTCTTCTTGCTGAACTAGTACTCTGCCCTCTTGCGCCGTCATTATCTAAACCTTGCTGAAATTTAAGACCGTCTCTTAGTGGTTTAAACATTCTTCTATCTGGATTGTCTTTATTTCCTGTATTCGTTGAGATACTTAAATCCGTTTCGATAACAGGTCCAACTTCATCTGACATTACGTCATTGTCAGATCCTTTAAAAATATTGTCTTGGCCAATGCCGGGAATCATATGATTAAGATCTTGTTGAAATAAACAACCAAACCATACTCCAAAATTAGGATCACCATTAACAAACAAAACTAAAACCTCATTACCAACATCAGGTGGGGTAAACCACATACCATACGATTGACGTCCACTAAAATCAGAGGAACCAGGATCTTCTACAAGTGTATCAGGTTGCGGTGTGCGATTGGCAGCGGTTGGACCGGCTCGTTGTTTTATATCTGCGATAGAGCCAATGCTTCCCGGACCTATAGAATTTTCTTTAGGATCTTTATAAAGACCAAAATTAAAGAAAGATGCGCCGGCAAAGGGTGAGCAATATGAACAAATAACCCAATTTTCTTCTCTATCAGATTCTCCTGATAATTCTGGTATCCAAACTAAAATTCTTCCCATTCGTTGTGGATCGCGAGCATCTCTAACAATTCCTAGATAAATTTTTGTGAGAAGGGTAGTGTCGATTGCTGGTTGTTTTTCGTACCATTTTGGTAGTTTTGCGGTTCGTTGTGTTTCATGATATTCAAAATCTGAAATTGCCATTTTTAATTTCCTGTTGAGTTATTTAGAGTTGTTACTGCGGTTATTACATCTGATTCTTGTGTTAGAATGTCTGCCAGACCAGTTAGTTTTTGTGTAAATTTTCCGTCTGAAAAATGACTGTCAACTTGGACAATATAATAAACACCATTAAATCCATTTTCTCTGCGATCTAGATTATATAATCCTGTTCCTTTAAAGCTATCGGCGCGAGCGTCTCCTCCGTCGTTTATTCCATTTGGAAATGCGAATGTCATTAAAATTAATGAATCAGATCTCGTTATGTCACGTGAGTCGACAGTGGCGATAGTTAATCGTTTTACTATATCGGGTTCACCAAGCCAATATGGATCACCTCTTATTGTCATTTGAATCTTTCGCATTACCCCTTGGTTTCCATATACTTGATTCATAACGGTCGAAAAAAACGATCTTCCTTTTGAAATTGTTCCTTCGATGCCTATTTCGGACGAATTAACCGTTGGACTTAGTTCTGTTCCAACATTATGATGCGCTTGATTTTCCTTTTTTGAGATATCTGGCCCCGATACTTTTTGTTCTAATCGATCTGTATCTTCAACAAAAAATATTGAACCCCTTATGTTTTGTTTATTTCTGAGTCGATTTTTTACCTCATCGACAAGTTTTCTTTCATCATCAGAAATTATAATATTGGACTCTAGTAAGACATTAATATTCGCACCTTGATCTAGAATATCTGATTCGAGGCTAATAGCGCCAGAACCAAAAAATGAAGTATCTATTCTTCGGGCACCAGGCCTTAATGCTTGTCTTTTGAGTTCTTCTCTGATACGCTGGGCTGCAAGTACATCAAATCGCCCGGCGCGCTGCGCCTCTAAGAGTTCTCTTTGTTCTGTCTCCAGGCGCGCGCGCCGTTCTAATAATGCTAGGCGTGGTTCTACACCTGACGATAGTGAAGCAAATGAACTTCCTGCCAACAGTGTACTATTTTGTTTTATTTTTACATCAAGATCTTTAATTGCATCATTACGAGCGGCGCCTTCTTGTACAATTTTAAGGTTTGATTTTTTCTCGTTCGTAAACCCCGAAGAAATTCCAACAGCAGTTCTATTTTGTCCTTGAAATATAGGAAGAGCTAAAAACCAAGTTCTATCAAATTTAATTTTATAGTCAAGAACTTCTGTATTCAATCCAGAAAACATATATTCATATTTTTTACGAATATTTGTAACCTTTAGTTGTCTTACAAAACGTGCTCTACTCTTTCTTGCCTCCAACGAATCTTCTATTTGATCTCTTGAAAGAATCGGTATGAAAGTTAGATATGGTCTGATATGATAAATGATTAACGTATTATAGGCGCGTGCCACGCCATTATAGCTTGTAATATCTGTAGTAGGTTCTACAGTAAAAATAACTGATGGTTTTGTTGGTTCTCTATGTTGATTGTGATTTATATCGTATGTAGTTCCACGTTTTTCTCCATATAGAGCTAATGATTGTCCTTGAGCTGTTGTTCCTATAATTTCTTGTATTATAGCTTCAATGGCGGTCCCTTTTCCAAATGTAATTCTCCATTTTCGGGTTCCATCTTGATCGGTGAAGGATTCTGTTCTTTTATTATCGGCAATATTTTCACCTCTAATTTCCCAGGTTGACATATCATTTATTTGTGAAGACAAACTGATTTTTGCAAAATCTAGTTCGTCGCCCTTCGGTAAAGAAAAAGCATATTTTCTTACACGTACTGTATCATCCCTTGATGCTTGTGCAAATGTACTATAGTTTAGATTTTTATTCAATTCCTTAGATAAATTTTTAAAAAATTCTCCTAAGTCGAACGCATCGATTTTTGTTTCTGTTTCCAATCTGCGTGCAGCATCACCCATTCCTTGCTCATTAAGAGGCGCTGATATAATAACATATTCGGTTCCGCCTTTGTTAATTTCGGCTTCGATTCTTTTAAGTTTTATATGCCAGGTCCTAGTTTCTTCATTTATTTCACCTGTTGGAATGCCTCCGTCGTGTGAGTTTTGGGCATTATTTTCTCCTTGATAGTAACCCTTAAAAGAAATAGTAAACCATAAAGGAATATCTTTATGATCCTCGACACCTAATGAAATAGCAGCATTTCTCATTCTATCAATTAAGGAATTTCCATGAGGCTCGATGATTGTTATCTTAAGAAGTGTTGCGTAGGAATTTTTTGTTAGCAACGAAGGAGAAATTACAGTGTTTATATCGACATCCGTTATATTGAATCCGGTTGAACCTGTTTCCGCAATCACTACTATATCTTCGCTAGAAAGTGTGCTGGCCTGAGCAGTCTCACCAGTCATAAAAAGTCTGAAATTATAGGTAACATTATCGAATTTAGATAATGGATTATCTTCAATTCGAAGAGTTTTTGTCGCCGCGGCGACTGTTTCTTCATCTGCTTCATCCTGAACTTGTTGTCTAGAACTAGCTACTGCTAATCGTTCATCCCGTATTGTCTCAAGAGAAGTTATAACATTTTGTGTATCTTGTTGAATACCTTCAATCCTCTCTATTTCTGCTAGAAGGGCGGCGCGCCCCCCTTGTGGAGTGGTTTTGGTTTGATCTACTTCGGCCAGTCTTGTTCTTGAGGCAGCTATGAATTCTTCTTCCTTTTTACGAGCAGCTTTAATTCTATCTATTACCGTTTGTAATTCAGGCGATGTAATGGGTTCTTGTAATGTTAAATTTTTGCCCTCATCAGGATTCGTAGCATTTAAATCATCAAACGCTTCGGGTGTAGCTTGTCCTCTTGGTGTGATAAAACTAGTTCGTGTTCTTGTTACTTTTGCAAGATTCGGACTGGTACGTTCTGCTTGCGAAAGTTGGGCAGCGTTTTGTTCGGTTGTTACGTTTCCGGGTGACTGTTGCTTGACTCTTTTCTTTACGCCCATCTTATAATCCTAGTAAACTAAAAATTCTTTGTCGCGTCGGCACAAATATTTCTATTTCTGCAACAAAATCATAAATTGGATCGATAATAGTATCCGGATTTCTTACAGTAAAAATCCACCATAAATCTGGAGTTCCGTATAATTCATTGCTAAGAAGATCCGGTCGTTCGTTAAATCGTGGAGATAACACAATAAGTTCGTCTGTATCATCTTCAGGAATAGGTCTAAAATTTAAGACATCTAAAAAATCTACTAAGAAATTTCTCTGTGGTGTTGTAAAATAAGGAGAATTCTTTTTATATGTTACAGGCATTATACCCATCCTCCTTTCTTGACTAGTTTCCCTGTTCTAAAATCATTTAGATTAAAACTTCTTCTCAAACGATCGGGAGTATTTTGGACTGTCATCGTAATTGATACCGTAAACTTTGTTGGGACCCAGGCGCTTATTTCACCGGTTTTGGTCTGGACGATCTGTCTAGGACCTTCCAGAAGACTTGTGTTGATTCCTCTGGGATTATTGAATTCATCAAATTGTCCAGGATTGTTAAAAATTGCCCGCTCGCTGCCAACATTACCATCAAATAATACCTGTACGTAATCAGTATCCTGAGGAAATTCTACGTTATATGTAGTAATGATAACTGGAACATTATGATATATAGCAGTTCCATACGCATTAAAAAGTAAAATAGGTGGAGGAGTACCCCTAAGATTCACAGCATCTTGATCGAGTCCTCCCAGACCAAAAAACATTTTTGTTACTGTTCTAAGAAAATGAATTGCAGCAACACAATATCTTGCTTCTTCTTGATTTTGTGCAGTAAATGGCCCAATAACAGTAATTTCTTTTGCCGCAACAGACTTAAAAGCAGCAAATGGTTGGTTAGTATGTATTGGATCGTAATAATCATATTGCACTGTAGCCGAATCATTTATGTTTGGGGTGTATGGAAATAATAATCCACCTGTTTCATATAATGGAAAAAGAAGATTGTTTGGATTCTTTTCTCCGTATATAATTGGTACTGCATCTGGTTTTGCTGAAATCCTTGCACGTCGATCACTAAATCCACCATCGCCGCCTTGACCTTTAATTGGTTCTGGCATTTTATTCTACTCCTAATCCTTTTCTAACTTGTCTATACAATTCTTTTTTCATATTTTCATCTTCTCCAGGAGCAACAAGATTTACAAAGTCAACTTCTTGTCCTGCTTTTGCAAGATCTCTTGCTTTCGTTCCGCTTGCGCCCGATGCTCCGCCAGCATCTGGATCTCGTTGCCCTGCGTCTACTGTATCAAACTTTTTAAAATTAATTGCTTTTTCTTTTTCAACATTTGGATTATATGCGGGAATATAATTTTTTATGATTCTATCAAATTCTTTTACTCTATCTGATCCAACAATCATATTTATCTTTGTATAATTTTGGTCGGATAGCCATAAAAGTATGTCGAATAATTGTCCTGATGTTTCTACAAACCTAACTTCTGGAAAAAATACTTTCAAAAATTTTAATTTAGTATTAAAGTCTAAAGGATTTCTTTCTCTATCATGTGTTCTTGTTGGAAACACAAAAAAATCTGCGTCGAGACTATTAGCTAACATCTTTCCAGTATTAATTAATTTCTCGTGCCCAATTGTTGGCGGGTTCATACGTCCATATGCAAAAACTGCTGTCTTCCCAGCACTTGGTCCAAGAACTTCATATAAACGCATTTTGTTTCCAATAACTGTGTAGTTTATTCATCAATTGTATTTATTTTTTAATTATATGCCGTTTTTATTAAAGAATTCAAGTAATAATTAGTTTTTCTTTATCTTTTTATTTGACCTTTACTGGAAGTGTATGTTAATATTAGTAAAAATTTGCATTGCAAATTTTAAACTAAAAATTAGAGGAAATCCATAAAAATGGCACGATTCAATACAAATTATTTGAATAACAAAGATCTGCTTATAGAAATCCATAAATCAAAAAACACATTTTGTGAATATGAAGATCCAACATATGCGAATTTTGATGTAATTATTTACGATTTGGATGTTCTAGTAGATGATGATGTATGTACTAACTATTTTGGTGATTGGGACATTACATATAAAGTAACCACTTCCATTAAAAAAGAAATTGAATCCAAAGTATTAGTTGAAGCTACAACTGTAGACGAGTGGATATACAGTTTAAGACTTAAAAAACTTGAAAAAATAAAAAAAGAAGATCCTACTTCCACTCTTGAAATCGGAGATATAATGATTGGCGATTTGGTTTTTAGGTATATGACGTTCGATCATGTACCAGAAAATACTAAATGGCCCAAAGATAAGATAAAAAAGAAGCCCGCTGATGGGTTTGTGAAAGTTAATTTTCCTCCTTTTCAGCATATTATTTTAGAAAACGGAATGCCCAAGTGTATTGGTCTTAGTCATTATAAAAATGGAAAATTTAATCTGGATAATGGTCGAATTACTAACGAACTAGGAAAAATGTATATGCTATTAGTGGAAAAAATTAGCAAGAAAGGGAATTGGCGAAACTATACATATATTGATGAGATGAGAAGCTCGGCCCTTGTTCAATTAAGTCAGGTGGGCCTTCAGTTCGACGAAGGAAGAGCTCAGATTCCAAATCCTTTTGCTTTTTATACCACTGTAGTAAGCAATGCGTTTAAACAGGTATTGAATACTGAAAAGAAAAATCGAAAAATTAGAGATGAACTGATTGAAATGGAAGGAGAAACTCCTAGTTTCTCGAGACAAATGGAAGAAGAATATAAAACTCCTAAGGATTTTTATAATACTAAACGAAAAAGAAATACTTGAAATAAAACTCGACTTTTTTACTGTAATTAAATACACTATACTTTAACTATACTTTAAAAGTAAACAAAAAGAAAAACTTAATGGCTGATCAACAGTTATTTAAAAAATTAGTGAGTTTCACGGATATTCATTTTGGACTTAAAGGTGATTCTAAACAACACAATCAAGACTGTGAAGATTTTATTAGTTGGTTTATAGAAGAAGCTAAGAGTTTTGGAGCTGAAACCTGCATTTTTCTCGGCGATTGGCACCACAATCGAGCAAGAATCAATGTGAACACGATGAATTATAGCCTTCGAAACGTCGAAAGGCTCGGTAAAGCATTCAAAAAATTCTTTTTCATTACAGGAAACCACGATTTATATTATCGAGACAAGCGTGAACTGAACTCAATGGAGTTTAGTCGTAATGTTAGTAACGTACATATTGTATCAAAGCCTTTAAATCAAGGCGGCGTTGCTATTATACCCTGGCTTGTCGGGAGCGAATGGAAGAAAATCAGCAGAATTAAGTGTAAATATATGTTTGGACACTTCGAACTTCCTAAATTCAAAATGAATGCTATGATAAACATGCCCGAAACAGGACAATTACATGCTGAAGATTTCTCATATCCTGAATATATCTTCAGTGGTCACTTCCATAAACGCCAAAGACAAGGAAAAATAATCTATATAGGCAATCCTTTTCCCCATAATTATGCAGATTCGTGGGATGATGATCGTGGAATGATGTTTCTTGAGTGGGATAAGGAGCCACTTTTTAAATCTTGGCCGAGTTCTCCTAAATATCGTAAGCTAATACTGTCTGAACTCTTGGAAAATCCAAAAGCATGTCTTGACAGCAGTACTTATGCCAGAATAGAAATGGATATTTCTCCAACATACGAAGAGATAAGCTATATAAAAGAAATAATAATTAACGAATACAATCCAAGAGATATTACTTTGATACCTACGCAAAAGGATGAATTTACAGAAGATTTCGGCGGAGAACTGAATTTTGAGAGTGTTGATAGCTTAGTTTTATCACATTTAGAGTCTATTGAAAGTAATAGCATTGATAATGAGCTATTAGCAAGGATCTACAATACATTATGAGTCTAAAACTAAAAAATGTGACTATGAAAAACTTTATGTCCATTGGTGCGGTGACACAAGGCATAAATCTTGAAGAAAATGGTTTAACTCTTATTCTTGGCGACAATATTGATCAGGGATCGAATGGATCACGTAATGGCGCAGGAAAAACCGTTATCCTTCATGCTATAAGCTATGGTCTCTTTGGTGTTCCTATGACAAATATTAAAAGAGATAACTTAATTAACAAAACCAATAGTAAAAATATGTTAGTTTCTGTTGAATTTGAGAAAGATGGACATGTTTATAAGATAGAACGTGGACGAAAACCATTACATTTCAAATATATCATCGATAACAGCACAGTCAACGAAAGTAGCACCGATGAAGCACAGGGTGACAGTAGAATAACGCAAGACGAAATTAATAAACTCCTTGGATTTTCTGCTCTAATGTTCAAACATATCATTGCCTTAAGTACGAAAACTATACCTTTTCTAAGTGAAAGAGCTCAAGTTCAACGAGAAATGATCGAAGAACTACTTGGAGTTACGCAACTTAGTGCTAAAGCAGAGGTTCTAAGAGAGCAAACCAAAGAAACCCGAACAGAAATTGAACATGAAGAGCTAAGAATCCGATTAGTTCAAGAAAATAATGAAAAAACAAAGAGAACAATTGAGCAAATCAAACTTAAATCATCTGCATGGGAACTTAGACATAGGAATGCTATTAAACAACTCGAAAAGGAAATTGAACATCTTGAAAAAGTCGACATTGAAAAGGAAATTGAAGAGCATAAAGTATTAGAAAAATTTATTTCTCTGGAAAAAGACATAAGAAATGCTAATAGAGTTCTTGTAAGTGAACAAAATGTTTATGATAGTATATTAAGCCAAATAAACACTTTAGAAAAAAATAGAAAAGCTTTACTTGATCATAGATGTCACGCTTGCGGTCAGGAGATACACGATGAACAACACAAGAAAATGATCGCGCAAACAGAAGAAGAACTTATAGTATTTTGTGAATCATATAATAAGCAAGAAAAGAAATATGACGATGCTAAATCCAGATCAGAGCAAAAAACTAGAGAATTTGAAGAATTAGGCCATAAACCTGTTGTTTTTTATGACACTATTCATCAAACATATGAACATCGCGAAACATTAGCCCGTTTGATAGCAGATGTAGAGCAAGAAACCAATGCTAGTAATCCATTTGTCGAACAAATTGAAATGATGCAGCAAGAAAATATCCAAGAAATAGATTATAGTCTGCTTAATGAGATGACTAAGCTTAGAGAACATCAAGAATTTTTACTTAAATTACTTACAGATAAAAATAGTTGGGTTAGAAAACAGATTATTGAACAAAATCTTGGATATCTTAACTATAGACTTGAAACATACTTAACAAAACTCGATTTACCACATCAAGTTAGATTTTTAAGCGATTTAAGTGTTGAAATTACTAAGGTTGGTCAAGATTTTGACTTTGATAATCTGTCAACAGGAGAAAGTACACGTCTGGTTTTGTCTTTAAGTTGGGCATTTCGAGATGTTTTTGAGTCACTAAACTTTCCAATCAACATTATGTTCATAGATGAGCTCGTGGATTCGGGCATGGACTCGGCCGGGGCTGAAAGTTCCTTAGCTGTGCTGAAACATATAGCGAGAGAAATGAAGAAAAATATTTTTCTTATCAGTCATAAAGATGAATTTGTGGCTCGTGTTCAAAATGTTCTTATGGTTGTTAAAGAAAATGGCTTTACAAGCTATCAATACGAGAGCGATATGCAAGTATGATGGATGAATTGAAGTGGATAAAGATTAAACTTCTTAAAATGGAAGCTCTCAATAACATACGGAAGGATTCTAAACATTTTCCCTATCAAGCAGCTGATTGGTATGAACAAATAGGACTTATTGAAACCCTACAAATAAAAAGTATTGAAATGTATGGACATGATAAAATATATATAGGTCTATATACAGAATGTGGAGATTATAATCAACTATTCAAATGAGTAAAAAATCTAAGACATACGGAAAAGGATTCGAATACGAGGTCCGTGATATTCTAAGAGAAGCCACCGGAATACGAAGTTTTGAGCGAGTTCCTACCTCTGGAGCATGGATTGGTGGTGCTAACGCATACAAGGCAGAGTTTGGGCGTGATGACGTTACTGAAATTATGGCTGGTGATCTTATATGTCCAGAAGACTGGAGATGGACCGTAGAATGTAAAAATTGGGAGGATATACCCGTACATCAGCTTTTTATGGGAAAAGAATCCAAGCAAATCAATGAGTTCCTGAAGCAGGTTTATGATTCAGCGAAAGTAGCCAATAAAGAGCCGCTTCTTGTTATGAAATGGAGAAAAAAAGGCTATAAGCTACCTACAAGAGTGACAAAACTCCTTGAAGACGCTCGGATTAAGGCTCCTACTTCGAATTCAATCACAATTGGCATATTAGTAGCCGAATTATCTGACAAATGTTTCGACATTTCTGGTATAAATCATATACACTATACTGGAAATTTGGATGAAAACTACGCTGCCACGTGGTGTTTTTTCGATTTTGATGCTTGGCTGGAGTATATTAAAGAGAGACAATATTAAAATATTGACAACTTTGTTGGTTTACTCTATCCTAAATAAGTTAAGTTAAGAGGTGTACCATGGCTAAGAAACCTAAGTATGATCACCTAAGACAGATGGGTGGCCGCACTATGTCCGGTGAACGAAGATCGTCTCGGCGCAGCCGAAACATTGATTCTTTTCGCCGAAATCTCCGCGATATGACTCCACAACAGAATAATATTTTAGATATGTACGTTGCACAGGAAAGAAATCTCTACAATGAGCTACTCGATACACTGCACGCACGTCAAAGGAATACCCCCGAGTTTTACAAACAGTTAACCGACAAAGATATTCAATTGTTTGGCAAACTTACACGAATTAGTTTTGATATACGGACATTAGCAAATAAAAAGAGTGAAGATACAGAAATTCCTAAGCTTCTTGAGCCATACCGTGACATTTTATTTGGCATACATGGCGATAAAGAAGAAGGATTAAGTGAACGCTTTACAGTATTTTATGAAATTTGTTCCAACGCAGCAATGGTTATTCCAGATACCCGAGAAAATATGGCCAGAGCATTTATAGAATTCTTTGCAAGAGATGAAGGATCAATTGCCTCTGTTAATATGATGCAGAAGCGTCACTTACAAATAAGAAAAGAACAAATCAGACACGAATGGGATGAAGATGAGTTTATCACTAAACTTCTTTATCTTCCACATTTTAAGCGACCAATCCTTCTAGAAACAGATCTAGGAGAATATCCAACGTCTTCCACAGAACGACAAGGCGATAATCCTGATTGGAATTTAATGATTCTCCACAGAGATCCAAATGATCTCTTAGCAGGACTTAATGTTCCGTGGGTTATTGATTTCAAATATCTAAGTAATAGTAGATATATGATCAAATATTTGGAAAGTGTAAATCCAGAATCACAGATGACAAGTAGATTTTTAAGATAAAAAGAAGGGCGCGACATTGCGTCAAGCGCCCTTTAAAGTTTCGATCCACAACATTTATTACGCTGCGGTGTTATCTTTATTTACTTTTTACCTAAAAAATAATTTTTTATTGACAAGAGAAAATTTTTTCTATATACTAATCCTTGTAGCCAAGGGCCAGTAATTACCAGACAGCTTTGTCCAGTTGCAAACGGAGCAAAGCGTAGTTAAAACCAGTTTATAACCAGACCTTTAGTGTCCAGTTGTTAACCAGAAAAGATTTAATACATATATTACATTATGAAAAGATTTCAACATTACACCCCAAGCGATCATGAGATACTATTCACATTATCACTAGCTTTGCTTAAAAAACACAACGTACAAAACAATAAAAAACACACAAGACTTTTAACAAAGGAGGAAGAAGGATTCATAGCAGGATGTAAAGGAAACATCAACTATGGAGGACAAAGACAACTATCAGGAAAGCAATTAAAACGATTGGAAGTTTTACTAAAGAGATATATTTACAAACTGGATACATTACAAAAAGTAAAACTTAAAATGATAACAAATAAGAACAAAGATAAATGAACAATTATACATATTACAATATTGGTAAAACAAATCTACAAATCAATGATAGTCGATGGTTGCGTAAACTAGGTCTTAAAGAAACACGATGGATTTTAGATGCGGTATGGCTTATTAGTCAGAATCAGATATTTAGTGAATGGATAAATCGTAAATGAAAGATTTTACATATATCGACGCTGATGAATTTAATCTACATGCTTGTGCTTGTGAATGGTTGAGGGATATGGGTCTTAAAGAAACAAGATGGATTTTAGATAGAGCATGGTTTTCTATCTATAACAATTCTATAACATTTGATAAATGGATAAACAACTAATGAAAGATTTTACTTATTATGATAATGATAAAAGAAGTCTACTTATGTCTGATTGTAATTGGCTGACAAAAACGGGTTTAAGAGAAACACAATGGATTTTAGATGCAAAATGGCTTCTCGCGCATACGCACAGTATAAATCTAACATTTAAAGAATGGATAAATCATAAATGAAACCTTCGTTTTCAATTAATTATCTTCCATATATGGAAGATACTGTTCGTCTTTATTATATGGGATTACATGAAACAAGATACTTCATATACGGACCATACGGCAGAGAAGACGAATGAAAGATTTTACATATATTGATATTGATTGTGAATTTAATCTACATGTTCATGATTGTGAATGGTTAAGAGATATGGGTCTAAAAGAAACAAGATGTTTTAGATTCGGAATGGATTCTTTCCTTTATTGACAATATTACATATGAACAATGGATAATAGAGAAATGAAAAAATTTAAGCGCAATCAATATGGTTTATGTGCTAAGGAGTGTGATTGGTTATATAGAATGGGTTTAATAGATACTCAATGGATTTTAGATATAGAGTGGTCTCTTTTTCTCATACATGGATAAGGGAGAAATAAAATGACTACACATTCAAATATTTCTTTAGAATATGAAGAAGAATCAGAGTAGTGGAATTCCTGTTTTCTGTGTTGTTTCTATATTCTTTCTGATTAATTTCAACATTACTTTTCTTTGCTCTTCGGTTAATTGCCAACATTGTTCCCAGGTAACTGACCCTCTCATATGCCAACAAATATCTGTTACTATGCTAGTTAAGGCTTTTGAAGCTAAGGCCATCTCTTCAAGTATTTCAGAGATTTCCTCTGGGGTCGACCGCAAAAGCCTTATTCGAAAAAATTTGCTGGATCAAATCCTATCTGAGTAGTCCATTCGTGTTTACATTCTTCATTGCCACATACTACATTAG